CCATGCCAGTCCGAGTCAAGCGCCCCTACGGCACTTGCTCGGTCTGTGAGCTACAGAGCAGGGTCTGGGAGGTCGAGTCTGAGCAGGTGCTCCTGTGTGGCATCTGCCTGAGGCTCCTGATCGCCTTCGCTCTAGAGGACTTGTCGCAGCCGTCCTAGGCGGCTTCCCCTGGGTGGACCCTCCCCACCCAGGGGCTATACACCCTGCATAAAAGATATTCACGCAACACGGTTGACAGCCGCGAACCGTTGACCCTATGATGCCTATGTCAGGCAGGACACAGCCACTCGGCTGGACTGACAAGGAGGTCAAAATGACAAAGGGCAAGATCAAGTTTGAGGATGCAGACAGCGACTTCTTGGAGTGCAGCTGCGGCAACTACACGATGGACTCCGGATTCGATTTGTTGAAGCCACGCTTCAAGAACGACACACGCTATGTGTGCAACTCATGTGGCGCTACCTGCATGATTGACTTCAAGGAGAAGGTCGTTCTCAACGAAGAGACGGTGCGCTGATGAAGAAGATTACCGAGCAGTGCTGGATGTGCAGCAAACCTGTGAAGGTCAGTGCTGATAACAACAACATCTACACGCGCATCTGCAAGCCATGCGCGGCAACCATCCCAAACGAGTCACCGAAGTTCTACTTCACGGTGACCAAGTCTGGAAAGGTGCGTGATCGCTAATGAGGTCAGCAATCATTGACGGTATTGGGTACGCGATCTTCATCGCGTGCATCTACATCGTGTTGGTAGTAGGAGGGTCACTGTGAAAGTCAATCGTAAGAGCACGCCCAAGATGGTAGTGCGGCCGTACTTCACATCGGAGTACCAGCGCCTAGAGCGTCAAGAGCGAACGAGAGAGCGCGCCAAGTTCACCGTCGCATTGATGGTGGCTTGGATCATCGCGGTAATCATCTGGGAGGTGGTCAAGTGAGCAAGCGTTACGAGTTTGTATCAGCGCCGCAGCGCAGCCCAGAGTGGTTCGAAATGCGGAAGGGCGGCATAACCGCCACCGGCATTACCGCCATCAACGGCACATCGCCGTACAAGACCGCATACCGACTCTGGGCAGAGTTGACTGGTCAGGTCGGTGAGCAGGAAGTCGGAGCAGCAGCACAGCGCGGCCAGTTGCTGGAGCAGGCTGTGGCTGACTACTACACCGCAGAGACTGGAAAGAAGCTCCGCAAGTCAAACGGTATTGTGCGCCTCAAGGAGCACCCTTGGGCAATGGCGTCGCTCGATCGAACGGTAGTCGGAGATCCAGATCTGCTGGTAGAGATCAAGACTTCTACCAGCAGTGCGTGGGCGCTTGCACCAGTTCCCCAGATGTATGTTGATCAAGTGCAGTGGCAGATGTTCTGCACAGGAGCGCGAGCCGTTGATGTGGCGGTGCTGCTTTCAGGGCTGGTGTTTCGCATTGAGCGTGTTGAGGCTGATCCGATCTACCAGACACTCCTGTTCGATAAGGCCGTGGCGTTCCTGGACTTGGTCAAGACCAAGACTCCACCGCCGCTGACCGGCAACGACAGCGACACACTGGCGGAGGTCAAGCCGCAGAGCAGCAACACCTACGCGAAGGCAGATCCGCAGCTTGATCACATCGCGCGTCTTTACATTGAGGCGAAGGCTGAGGCAGAGGCTGCCGATGCTGCACTCAAGGAGATGGCAATCGCCATCAAGGAAGCCATCGGTGAGGGCGAAGGCGTGAAGGGTCACGGCTGGCTTGCCACCTGGAAGACCAACAAGAGCAGCGTGAAGGTGGACTGGGAGAGCATCGCGGATGTTCTGCGAACGGTAGCACCAGACACCTACGGTGAGGCGGTCACACGCTTCACCTCAGAGAAGCCAGGGGCGCGCGTGTTCCGCGTTCACGGCAAGGACGGTGACGCGTGATTGAGGTAGCGATCACTCCTGCGCTGATCATCCGCGCAGAGGAGATGTTCCTAGAGGCGCAGTCCAGCAATGGCTTGCGATTCCGCAAGGAGAAGGCGACAGGCAACACGACTTGGACTGGCGTGCTAGGTCAGGCCGTCTTTGAGCAAGTGCTCCGAGATTGCAAGATGCCCTACCTGCCAGTCAATCGCACGACGCACGACTACGAAGTCTGCGGTCTCAAGGTCGATGTCAAGACCAAGGCGTGGAGCCGTCCGGCTGGCAACGATGTTGAGGTGAGCGTCTTTGATTACATCCGAGACCACCAAGCGGTGGACTATTACGCATTCGTTCACTTGCAGCTCGCGTTCGGTGAGGATCGCAATGGCGCACCCAGCGCTACACGATTCCAGCGCGCGTGGCTGCTCGGAGTGATGGATAAGAGCCAGTATCTCTATCTGGCAACTGAAGTGAAGGAGGGAACAGTATTCGATAGCGGACACATTGCAAAGGCGAGTTCACTAAATCTGGTGGCGGAGAAACTGCTACCTGTAGAGACCATTGGAGGACCAGAGAATGAGTAAGCAAATCGCAGCGGCACTGGCCGCACCCTTTACCGGCACAGACCTGAAGTCGCGCCCAGGGCGCGGCGGCATGACCTTCACCTACGCCGATGCGCGAGCCGTAGCTCAGCGCCTTGACGATGTGCTCGGTCTGGCTGGCTGGCAGTTTGAGGTCAAGGTGGCAGACCCTGCCGCCAAGGTAGTCCACGGCACGCTGATCGCCGTGATCGATGGCGTGACCACCGTCCGACAGGACTTTGGCTACCCAAACAGCGCTCAGGATGACGAGCCATACAAGTCAGCAGCCTCCGACGCTCTGCGTCGCTGCGCTGCACAGATCGGTGTGGGGCGGTCTCTTTATGCGTCAGGCACAGGAGCGAGCCTCTCCGTGGCTCCTAGACCCCTCTCCGTTGAATCTGTGAAGGTGTCTCAGCCTTCGGTTTCTACAAGTGATCCAGTGATCGCAGCCGCCCTGCTCTTTGCAGAGGGCGAATGCCCAGAGCACCGCACGGCTTGGCAGTTCAAGCCGGCAGGGGTCAGCAAGATGGGCAAGGAGTACAACGCGTTCTACGCGTGCAGCGGCAAGACCGACGGCCAGTTCTGCAAGCGCAAGCCCAGCATCGCCTGGGTGAACGCACAGACCGCGCCACTCGGCGAGCCTGAGCGCAACGAGAGCGACCTGGAGTCACTGCCGTTCTGATCTGATCGGCATCATCTACGGCTGGGAGAGACTGGCGACCTCCACCTCTCCCAGCCACTAACACAGAGCGGAGGACTAGATGGTTTGGTTTAAGTGGGTAGCAAACGCACATCGAGATGCGGAGATCTCGGCGCTGACTGACACGCAGTTCCGCGCGTTCATCACGATCATCGGAGAGGTCAAGCTGCTTCGCTCCGGCGGAGTGTTCAAGAACCGACAGCACCTCAAGACGGTCATCGGCGCACGCCTGTTCAGGGGTGTGGAAGGATTGTTGAAAAGTGGTCTGCTGACCGAATCTGGAGACGGTGTCATTGCCGTGTCGAACTATTCTCGATATCAAGTCGACCCCACCTCGACCTCTCGTGGAGAACGCTACCGAGCACGAAAAGAGGGTGGGTTGACGGACAGAGAAAGAGAAAGAGAGAGAGAACAGAATAGAACCCCTATATCCCCTAAGCGCTCTGGCTCTGGACGGCTCACGCCGCTAGGCGAGATCCTTGGAGTAAAGCGCTAATGGGAGCGCGTAAGCAGGACAACCCAACACGCAAGGCTCTGTACCAAAGAGCCTACCGAGAAAGGGTCTCACCTGAGAACTGGGCTATGCAGAAGTTGCGGATGCAGCTCAGAGGACATGGCTTGACGCTTGACCAGTACGCCGCATTGAGGGTGGCACAGGCTGACCGGTGCGCGGCGTGTAAGGAACCGCTTGAGTTCGATCGGTCACAGGCCGTGCATATCGATCACGACCACAACTGCTGCCCAGAGGTATCGGCTCCAGGCATGGTGTCATGCGGCAAGTGCGTAAGGGGCTTGCTATGCAATGTCTGCAACGGCGGCATTGCTTGGATTGAGCGCTATCCGCGGCGCTTGCATATGTGGATTGAGTATGTGAGGAGGGTAACGAAGTGAGCGCACACATCGCATTCGTCGGACCACAGGGGTCAGGGAAGAGCACGCTGGCAGAGATGCTGGAGGAGCGACGCAAGAGCCGCTACATCGTGCTTCCAATCGCGCAGACCATCCGTGAGGTGGCATCGCTCGCCTACGGCGTGGACTTCGACAAGAGCAAGCACTACGAGCAGCGCCGCCTGGGCTTGGATGTCAAGACTTCAGGCCGCGAGATCCTGCAAGACATCGGCGCGCAGCTGCGCGAACTGGATGCCTACTTCTGGATCAAGGCGTGGCACGACGCGTTCCAGCGCTTGCAGCCGCTAGGGCGACCTATTGCCATTGACGATGTGCGGTTGCCACTGGAGGCGCACTTCCTCCGGCAGCACATCCCAGGGATCACCATCGTGCGTGTGTTCGCCTCCGCAGCGGCTCGCACGGAGCGCCGTGGGGTGCTCCAAGGGGCAGCCGATGTGACCGAGCACGGCTACCTTCAGACCGAGTACGACTTGCAGATCGACACAACAGACTTGACAGCGGAGAAGTCCTACGCGATCCTCAGGCAGTACATGGTGGATAACGGCAAGTGGTCGGCATCCCCAGAGGAGGAATCGTGAGCAATGTCGCGCTAACGGAACTAGAGACACGAGCCGCGCAGCTCGGCTATCACTACGACGGCCTGGTGCGAGTCGGTGAGCCACCACTCTGGACGGTGGTGCTCATTGACTCCGCTGGGTCGGAACTGACATTCCAGGGCGACACCATTGAGGGAGCCATCGAACTGGCAACGGATCGCATGGCAATCCTGTCAGGGCTGTGCGACCTGTG